GTATCACTCTTTCTGTTGGTTACTGGCAGAAAAGGTTCGCATCATAAATTCCATAGCCTGTCCTTCATTAAATCCTTGCAGAATAAGCTGATCGTAGAAATACTTAGCTTGTTTTGCGATTAACGCTAAGCTTTTTTGAGTTTCGTAGAATGTCGCCTCCATTGTTTTGTTTGCTTCATTCGTTTTAAACAACTCTCTTAATTGGTTTTCGTTCATCTGTTTACTCCCCTTCCAAAATAAAAAGACCACTCGATGAGTGATCTAATATGTAATGCACAGGCAGGGACGTTTCCGATCCTGTGCTTGAGTCATTTGACGATTCATTTGTACCGAATCCCAAAACTCAATCTAACCTAACCAATTATGTAATAGCAACCTACACCGATTCCATCGATTACTATCGACCTCGCCTTGCTCGTGTACTTTGAGCGCCCATTTCCAACCCTCGGTTGCTTAAAGTCACTGGAGTGGAATCGCACCACACACGAGAACTTACCAGGCTCTCACGAGGCTACTCGCCATTTACCGTTGCGTCTTCTACTTCCGCCACAGTGACACTATAAAATTATTCTTGGCTGCTACTATTTTTTATTTTGTCCATTTTTAAATCCAATCATATAGACATTAAGACAGAGCGCAAAAATTGAAATTATTAACGCCATCATTTCTCTTTGCCCACCTTTTTTAATTATTTAGTTAAGTTATATTTTTTTGATACTTGGTATGATTTCTTGAGTACAGCTGCTAAAAAATATACTGCTAAGAAACTTGGATTTTAAAATTAGCAATTTCATCTAAAGTTTCTTGTAACCGTTCGACTTGGTCACTAGCCTTGTTGAGCAGTTCTTTTAGTTCAGTCAAATCTAATTTGAAAGTTGCTTTGATTTCTTTATCTATTTGTTTTCCCTCCAATACATAAATTAATAGACAACAACAAAATAACATTGCTTTGATAATTTGGTATCGACCACTATAAATTTCTTTTCTTGCAATTATTTTTAATATATGCTAGATTATCAACCGATATAGTCACTGCCTGTACTAGCGGAAACTAGTGCAGGTTTTTTGTTCTATTTACTCAAAAATTATTACGATAAATTAATATTGTGAAAATAAATACTAAGCGTATAATTTTATTTATCAGCGAGTGGTCCGCTGAAATAAATATACGAAGGTGAAAACTATGTTAACCAATGAACAACGCGCTCATGATTTAGCAATTGCAACATTACCTTTTGTCAGAGATATTGTTAAATCTCAAATAATTGAAGGGAAAGATGCAAAATTTGATGCATATTTTGAATATATAAAGCTTTATAATCAATTTCTTTCCGCTGTTTCTGAAGATTTTAAAAACTAGGAGCAACAGCTTGACCGTTAATTAAAAAATCTTTACTTTTTTTATAAATATCATCAATTTTTATATCTTGCTCCTTGCTACCACCAATAGCTTGGAGCAACTCTTTTATTTCTTCTGGAGTACCTTCAACTGATAATTTCATTTTATATACCCTCCAATACATAAATTAATAGACAGCAACGGATGATAGATAATAAGAACAATTTAGAAGGAGTTAAAATTCACATCCCTATCCTTAATATTTCCGCTGCTGTCTATCGAAGCTTAATTGTGAAACAATAATAAAACGATGTTCCTTTTATTATTATTTTGTCTCAGACCTATCACTAATCTTTCGACACTATCATAATATCACTGGTAAATAGCTAAAAACCGCCATCATTCCGCCAAAAAACCGCCAAATTATTTATAAGCAATTATTCTTCCGTGTTTATATGCTTCTGCAAACTCTATTAGAGCTTCCGACTTCATCCGTTGTATACTTCTTTCTGAATAACCTACTTCACGGCTAATCCTGTAGTTTGAGAAGCTGTCTGGCACACAGAAGCTGTAGTAGAGTATCTGACGACTAATCAGACTAAGTGCCATCAAAGCCGCTAGAATCGCATCTCTCTCTGCTTCTATATCCATCATCTGAATGATCGCGTCTTCTGCCTTGTTTCCATATTTCGGAGCCTTCGGCATATCGGTTATGATAGGCGACTTAATATCTATCAAAGAGCGACCTGCCATCCGCTCTAAACGCCGAAAGTTCTTCAGCACATCTCTCGCATTACATCTTGTCTGTTTGAAATCTACCTCTCGTAACAATTGCATCAAGTCAAACCGCTCCTTTTATGTGATATAATAAACTTGTCGGATTTATTACATCAGTCGGAGCGATCCGGCTTTTTTATTTGTCATTGATTAGTTCCATATCCACCAATCTCGCTACAGCTAAATTCTCTTTGCTTTTAGCTGTCCATTTATCACATTCCATCGTGTTTTCAATACGAATGATTGCTGAGTGATTATAGAGATGCTCTACATATCCACGAAACGGATAGATGAACCCTTCTGCTTCGCAGCGAACCATGTCACCGACTTTGACTTTTGGCTTCTTACGTGTTTTAGGATTCTTTGTCGGCATATCTAGCATTAAACCGCCGATACCGTGACTGCTAGCGTAAAATCCGTCTTTTAGTTTCATTCTGTTTCCTCCAATTTTATAGATAATGTTTTCGCAGATGGTGATTCTGCTTTTTTTAACTGCACTATATCTTTATTTGCTGATCTTTCATCAAAATACTTCTTTGCTCTCTTCTTGTTTTTTGTAAAAACTGGCTCGCTATCATTCCAGTGATGGAAATAAACTTTCTTAAACGAACCATCTTTGTAATCGAATAGATAAAATGCTATTTTGAACATTCATTCCGCTTCCTCCTCTATCCCAACCAAACGCTCGCCAAGTTGTCTGGCAAGTTGTGAGTAAACTTCGCTTGTAGCATCAACTAAATCAATAGCTTTCTCAATATCAGTAGTGAAATTCATACTGACGTTCACTGTTTCTTCGTCATTCTCATCGGCTTGGATCAAGACTTCACTTACATAGTTTTTGACCGTTCCGTTTTTTGACAACACATAAACTAATTTTTTCATCCTTCTGCCACCTCTTCCACTGTTCCCTCAAATTTAGCAGCATGTATATCAGCCATATGGAAACTACTAAACGGGTAAGCACATTTCTTATCCCAAGTTGTGAGAATTGTAAAATTGCTAGTATCACCTAAAGGTTCCTTTAAGTAAAGTTTGCCAATTTTGACTATATATTTTGGCTTTTTCTCAACCTCGTATCCGTCTATCCAAGCACGAGCAAACGTTTCTTGATTATCTTCAATCCATCTATCAGCCTTGCTATACTCAACACCGTAGAGGTTCCACGGCTTGAATGAAATAGCTAGACTATCGCCTTTCTTTTTAGCGTATTCTATCCATTCCGCCACAAACTTAGGCACCACTGGTTTCTGCGGTTCACCAGTCTTACCAAATACAGCATTATCTAAAGTGTTTCTCAAGCTTTGTGCCGATTCAGGATAAGCCTCAGCTACCTTATTCCAAGCTTGTTCGTCTGTAATTTTTGATTCATTTAGTCTTTTCACCAACTTTAAAGATACTTCATAAGCGCCGTACCTTCCTTGACCATGCTCATCCATAGCGTTCTCATAACTCTTTACATATTTAGCTAATTCATCAATCAATTCCTGTTTATCAATTAATTCTTTTTTATTCATCGCTGTTCCTCCATATATTCGTCTAGTATCTCTCTATACTTTTCTACAAATTTGAAACGATCTTGATGAAGTTTCTTGCTCCAATTTGTTTGCCGATCCAGCTCACGCATCTGATCGAACCCTTTTTGAATTTCGTTGTAATAAAATTCAATATTAGCCGCTGCTTTCCAATGCCTCGATGTTCGAACTCCTGCTCCTGTTTCAGCCATTTCCAACTTAACTAATTCCGCTCGTTCTTTTGATTTTTTGTCTTTCTGAATCTTCATCATGATTTTCTTGAGGATGATGTCACTGTATTGTGTAATGAGATCCATTATTTCTCCTCCACATACCTAAACTGTCGTCCTTTTGAATCAATCCATAAGCTCCTAGCTCTATCCCAGATAATGTTTTTGCTTAATCCAGTAATTTCAGATAACTGTTCAGCAGTACCTGTTACTAGAATTCGATCACCATGCCAGATTGCAATTTTTCTCGGTGTTCTCCGTTTGGGCTTTTCAGTCCACATTGATTTGCCGAGCTTTTGGACTTCTGCAACTATTTCTTTGTCTTCTTGCCAA